GCTGCGAGCGCCAAGGCTACGAGGACCGAACTCGGCTCTTCCTGACGCAACCCCTGCAATACCCGTTTGCATAAGTTCTTTAACGATTTCATCTACTGGATACTCTCCTCCTATATCGTAACCTAAATACGGTCCTGGCCATTCTATGTGTGTGCCTCTGTGTGCAAGCACTGCACCTATGCAACTGCCTGCATCGCCTGGATTAGGCATTATCCATATGTTATCTTCACCGTTCCAATGCTCAACTATCTTGCTGTTTGCACTGCAATTCAAAGCACAACCACCCATAAAAACTAGGTTACTGCTAGCATATGTCCTAGCTACAGCCTTGCTTATCCTAGTTAATATATACTCATAAGCCCATTGCGTTCCTGCTGCTACGTCATATGCCCATTGTGTAAATTCTTGTTTACCGTCTATTATATTGAATGCAATCTTAGTAGGCTCCCACCACATACATCCTCTATGTAGATTATGTTTCAAATGAAAATTGGGTAGTCTATCAAACAGGTTAACAAGATTTGAACCTTTGTCCCAAAATGCATTTAATATCGTTTTACCATACTTACCGGCATCGCCATATGCTGCCATGCCCATTAGTATGTATTCTTCCTCATTTGGTTTAAGCCCAATACGTTGTGTCATTGCACTGTACCAAATGCCTATGCTGTTAGGATAGTTCCAAGTGCGTTTGCAAGTAAGTTTATCATACTCGCCGTCCCATAAACTTAATGTGTTCCATTCACCAATAGCATCTATAACTAATACAGTAGCATGATCAAAACCACTGGTATAATATCCAGCTGCTGCATGTGAATGATGATGGCCTACTGTTGATATAGGCGCTGTTAGGCCAAAAGATTCTAAATATTTTTTTATACGGTTTTTGTGTAATAAACCTTTTTGTCCTGCATATAACTGCCGTGTAGTTTTTAGTAAAGGTTTCTCGTACCAAATAATCCTATCAGGAGTTCCCCATTGCAGCGAATAGTTTATAATATCTTGATTTAAATGAGCATCGTTTTTCTTGCCGCTAAAACGTTCAGTATGACTAGCAAATTTAATTTTATCATCATGATGGACTGACAAAGCAGCGTCGTGACTATTTGCACTAATACCCCACGTAATCATATTAATTGTAAATAAAAGGATCTCTTTTTCTTAATTCTTTAAGTTTTTTTCTAAATTTAATTTCTTCTTTTATCCATACATATGGATATTTGACAAAATGCCATAGTTTTTTTATTAGTTGTTTTAACCAAACCATTTTTTTGCTCCTAGTTTTATTTTTAATGAATTAGATTCTTTTGCTTTAATAATTGTATAAAGTGTTAATAGTCTACCGTATTTATTAACAGCATCAGATACATCATTAATATTTTTATCCCAATTAGGTAGGCTTACAGACCATCCTAGATCTAAAGCTTGGTTGCATAATTTTTTTCCAGATTTATCTTTGTCAGGTATTACAATTATTTCTTTATTATAAGATTTTAAGAGTGTGATTTGACTGTCAGACAGTTCTGATCCTAGTATACTTACGCCTTTAATATGTAAAGCATCTATTGGTCCTTCACATAAAATCATAAATTTATATTCTTCATTTTGATTATCTAAATTAAAAATGTAACCAGGTTGCGAACTAGTTAAATATTTAGGTGTTTTATTTTGTATTGTTCTTGCAGTGTAACCTACAATTTTGTTTTTAAAGTAAAAAGGTATAATTAATCTATCTTTATATGCAAGATTTGAGCACCAATGAAATTTAGTATCTGTAAAATTTAAATTTCTAGTAGAAATATATTCTATAATAGGATACAAATTATTAGGAACATTGTTGCAAGTGTTAATACAAATAGAATTTTCTGGTAGGCTAGTTTCTTTAAATACAGGTAATTTCGGTAATGCATTTTTTAGTGTAGTAGATTCAATTTGCTTTAGTAGATCTAATGATAATTGTTTTATAACATCGTCTGGTGTATTCAACCATTCTAAAAATTTTTTAAATTTTAAAGATAAATTCCTACCAGATTGCCAACTACACTTGAAGCCACAATTAAAACAATGATAACTAACACCTCCATTGTTGTTAATGATTAATCCACCTCTGCCTCTTGTGTCTTGGGCATGCCCAAGATGATGACAGCAAGGAGCGTTGAAACTTATCCAACCGCTTGGAGTGATTTTCTTTTTATGTGGTAAGAATGAAGATACTACATCTGATACAATACTCATAGCTAGTATTATAGCATGATAAATTTTTTTGTCAACTATAAATTTAGTCTGATATTATTTATGGTGCCATCAGTCCAATCGTAAACTTTAGCACGTAAGAAAACAAAATTTCCTTTACAATTATACAATTTACTGCTAGTTTCATTTTCTATATAATCTAAAAGCGTTGTATTAGAAACCGTGCTTAAATCCTCTAAAATTACTGTAAACCAATCTTCTTCGTTTGGATTTACATTTAAACATGCTTCTATTTTTATTTTACCGATAAATCCATTTAAACCAACTTGAATAGTGTGTAAGCCGTCCGATCTTCCATAATACCCATCACCTTTAAATTTTTCACTTGTAACGATATTTAATGTGCTATCTCCTGGATGTGTTTGTGTAGATAATATTATTTCAGTATTCATCTTTATTTCCTAAATTATTAAGCACCTGTATCATTGTTTAGTGCTTTGACTACTACTGCTAATCTATCAATAGCAGCCGTGATAGTGGTGGGTGCGGTGCCTGACCAATCGGTAGTATTTGCAGGCGTATAAGATAAATTATATAGTTCATCAAAATTATCATTTACTTTATCAAACGCAACTCTTAACGGATCCCCATCTCCTTTATTTGCGCTTGTGCCAATATTAATAGTTTGTTTAGCCATAATTTGTCCTAAATTAATTTTTTATTAAAATTTTCGTTAATTTATTTGCCGGGTTAGCATCAGCAGCAAATTGAATGTAATTGAACACACCAAAGAAATTTCCATATACAGGTTCAGATTCTGACCCATCAAATGTTATTGTATCAAGTATTGCCCAGTCTGTACTAGAGCTACTAGTATCTAATGTACCTTTTAATTCTAAATTACCTATATATCCATTAGCATAGATTGCGTAAGTGTGCAAAGCTGAATTATTATTTATAGCCGGTTCTGCACTAATAGACTCGCTTGTCCAAAAATTTCCATTTTCAGTAAAAGTAGATAATTGAATTGGTTCTGATGGACCAGGAAATGCATAATGGTCTATAAAAATTGTTGCGTTGTTATCGAAATGACTATTGTTATATGTTATTTGTTTATCTCCATTAACATCTATTAAGTATACATTAAATCTTATAAATTGTTGTGGTAAATTTAACATATCATTTTCATATATTGTTACTGTAAATAAACCTCTACTCGCACTACTGTCATCTATAGAATTAATCTCTCCTGTTTTATCAAAAATGAGATTTTCATTTTCATCAAAGGCAACAAATTTTGGAGTGTATAATGAAAGGTCAATCGGTTTTTGATCTGCATTTAAAAGTCTAAATTGGATAGTGTTATCAATACCTCTAAAAAGTTTTATTTGTCTATTATACACTGGCATGTACTCCCAAGAATAGCCGTACTCATTCACAACTAAAGTAATTCTGTTTTTTAATAAATATCTTTGTATCAATTGCATACTATATTTATTAAAATTTGATACTTGTTAAATTTAGAACAAATGCTATTAAGAAATAACATAAAAGAACAATATCCATTCATTAACATTGTCCATTACGGTAATCAAGAATACGTAGGGATCTTAGTCAATCAGGATACGCTCGTTACTACTTTTTTAGATTATGCTAAAATTAAAACCGTACAAGAAAGAAATACTTTTTTAGAATTAGGCAGTATTTGGTGGATGGAAAGTAATAGATTAATTCCAATTACAATTTTTCTAAAAAATGACATTGAAAATCTTTTATATAGTCTAATGACAATGAATACAAAAGACGTTACAGTTATTCAAGGCCCAATTGTAAATTTGAATAATTTATCAGCGAAGAGAATCAAACGGAAGAGTGTATTACTGGTAAGAAAACCAAAAAAGTAATTAAGAATTTTTTAACTGCTCGCAAATTAGATTCATATGAACTACAACTGCAACAGCATATGATATTGCATGTGATTTTTTAAAATAATAAGATCCGTCAGTGGGTTTTTTCCATACTTCAGATAAAATATAATTCCAATCATTTCCTAATAGATATCTTTTAGCAGGTCGAATTATAGCTAAAACTGCTGCTAATTGCTCTATGTTTTTAGGTTTTAATGTTTTGCAAATGTCAGCATGTCCTGATAGATGGAATAATTTTTTTACAAAATCAGCATGCTCTAATAGTTCCCATATTGGTTCTTTTTCCATCAATTCCAAAAGATGTTCTTCATCTTTTATTTCTTTATAGATAGATACATTAAGGAAATCTAACTTAAAAAATCCTCTATCTTCTGCTTCTTTATAATCTATAGTTGAAATTTTCGTTATAGGATCATGCGGTATATCAGTTACATAAATGCCTGTATTGTGTTTTTTATTATTGTCTAATCTTGCTAATCTATAATCTATCAAATCAAGAACTTTGTTACGATCTGCAAAATCAATATCAATATCAGGCATTTAAGTAACCTTTCTTTTTTGCTTTCTTACATGACATTTTCCATTTTAATACAGACACTCTATCTTTCATTGTTATACCTTGTAAATGATC